ACCGGGGCCGGCCAGCGGGCTCGGTGATCGCGGCGACGCAGGGGCTGGCCGAGCACCTGGTCGAGGCCGGCTGGGCTGTGTGGGCCACGCCCACCGACGCCGATCGGTCGAGCCGCCTGGAACGAGCAGTCGCCCCCGCCGCCGCTGAAACGAGGTAGACCATGAAGCCGGACACCTGCGTCGTGACGGAGGAGCCGGAGGTCGAACCCGTTTCCCTCTCCGAGGCGAAGCAGCAGCTCGGCATCATGGAGGACTTCGAGGAGTGGGACGCGTTCCTCCTCGAGAAGATCTCCGTCGGCCGCGAGCTGGTCGAGTCGCGGCTGGGCCGGTCTCTCGCCGTGAAGAAGTTCCGGGCAAAGTGGAAGGCCCCGGGCCGGAAGCTGACGCTTCCGAATCCGCCGCTCGTCCTCGACGAGGAGCATCCGCTCACCGTGACCGCCGACGGCGACGCGGTGGCCGAAAGCCAGTACGAGGTCGAGGCCGACGCCCGCCCGGCATACCTCGAGTTCGATGTCGCCCCGGCGGCCCCGGCCGTCGTCGAGTGGTGGGCCGGCGGCAGCGTGTCGAAGCGGATCAAAGCCGCCATCCTGCTCTACGTGGTCCACCTGTTCGAGAACCGCGGCGTCCTGGCCGCGAACAGCTCGGTCGAGCTGCCGCAGGCCTTCGAGGCGCTGCTCGCCAGCGACTCGCATAACGGGGGCTGGTAATGATCCCGGCCGCCCTCCTCACCGAGAAGTTCGTCGCGGAGGCCCGCCCGACTGCGGAGCGTGACGATCACGGCGGCCTGACGGCCGGCCAGGAGTGGACGACCGTCCGGTCGTTCTACGGCTCCTACGAGGCCCAGGCCTACGTGGAGACCGAGACCCGGGCAAAGGTCGGCGGCACGGTCCAGGCCCTCATCCGCTGCCGCTACTTCCCGGACATCGTCGGCGGCATGCGGCTGCGGTGGTCCTCGAGGTCGGACCGCCTGCTCTACGTGTCGAGCGTGGTCGAGCGGGCCAACCGCACGGAGTTGGAGATCACGGTGGAGGAACAGGTCGCATGATCTCCCTCTCGTGGAACAGCTCGTTCGAGCCGAATAGCTTCGACGCCGACAAACACATAGCGGCGCTCATGAAGGCCTACCGCGAGCTGCCGCGGCACATCGCCCGGAAGCACCTGGGGGCGGCCATGCGGCGGGTGCTGCGGCCGGGGATCTCGATCCTCCGCCGCAACTCGCCGCCGCTGGGCGTCACCAGGGGGCGAAGGAAGAAGGGGGCGAAGGCCAGGTCGACCGGCGCGCTCCGCAAGGCCGCCACGGTCCGCGTCGGCCAGACCGGCACCAACAAAGCGTTCGACGCGTTTGTCTACGGCGTGCTCGGCTACAAGGCCGGCATGGAGAGTCGCAAAGCGATTTGGCTTGAGTTCGGCACCGGCAACGGCGTCCGTTCTTTCAAGATGATGGAAAAGACTGTTGCCGAGTTTGGCCCGGTCGCCGCCGGCAAGTTGGCGGCAGAAATGGCCGCCGCATTGGAGAAGGCCGCCAACGAAGTCGGCGGCGGAAAAAACCAAGGATACTCAGGCTAACCCATGCCAATCCCCGAGAAGTGGATCAAGGGAGCGATCGAGGACGCCGCGGAGGACTGCCTCGCTTGGCCGGTCGCCATGACCGGCACGGGCGACCCGCCCTATGTCGTCTACTTCCGCGAAGGCACGGCCCGTGATTCGCTGCTCGGTGACATCGCAGCCGCGCCGGTCGCGACGTTCCGACTCGACATTTACGCAGACTCGCACGTTCAGGCCTGGGAGATCGCGGAGGCGGTCGGCACAGCACTGAACCGGTTCAAGGGCACGGCCTACGGCCTGACAATCGAACTCTGTCTTCTGACCGACGAGCGTGACGGCGACGCCGTCCGCCTTGATGGTCGCGAAGACCCGACATACATCGTCGAGCAGACCTACACGATCTCCTGGCAGGAATGACACATGGCCCTCTCAGGACTCCCCACCGGCGGCCCGGCGATCCCTGTCGGGGCGACTCGCGTCTCGATCAAGAACATCGACACCGCATCGAATCAGTCAAAAGAGGACGTGACGGACCTCTCGCACAGCGAGCGCACCTACGAAGACCCTCCGCTCGTCGATGGCGGTAGCGGCGCGGCCACGAAAACCTGCTCGGCCACAGGCTTTTTGTATCCGGCTACAAGTCTCCAGGTAACTCCCATCGAGACGACGACGGGCTGGATTTGCGAGGACATCGAGAAAGTCTACGAGGTCGGGAAGTTCGTGACGTGGTCGGCTAACTGGTCCTATTACGAGGCTTGATCAATGTCAGGAACATCGCCGGTTACGTCGCAGGGCGACGACTTCGGGATCAGTGGGGCCATCAAGGTCACTATCAAGTCCAGCCGCGGAGATGCGGCAGGCAACAAGCTCGACTCATCCGATTTGTCTCTCGCGCACGGCAGCAGCAGAACCTACGAGGACGGCCTCGAGGATAACAGCTCCGGCGGCGGCGGCATCGTCACGACCGTTGCGGTTGAGTTTCTAGCGGACACTCCGCCGGCGACTGGCGACATCACCAACTTCGACGGCGTAGATTGCAAGTGCATTGATGTCGAGATCACGCACGAAGCCGGCGAGCTTGTCAAGGGTACGGCTAACTATACGTCCGACTACGACGCCGAATAGCCGCTAACCCAAGGCGCAGCAATGGCAGGCGACACGCCGACCTCGCAGGGCTCATCCGTGTCGTTTGGCGGCGAGCCGATCGGCCGCCTGACCAGCTTCCGCGTCTCGCCTGGGACCGCCCAGTTCGAGGACGTGACCAGCGTCGGGAGCGACGTGATCGGCAGCGGCTGGGACGCCCGCGTTCTTCGTGAAATCGCCTGTACGGGTATTGAACCAGGCGGGCTGGACATCAACCTATTCGGTTGCCCGCCGTTCCTAACGACCGACATCGGCCTCGTCAGGACGCTCGAGGTCTCGTTCCCCGAAGGTGGCTTCGAGTTCATGGCCCACCTCGAGACGTTCGAGGTCACCGGCAGCGTCGGGCAATTCCTGACGGGATCGGCCCGATTCAGGATCGCCGGCCAGGTCGACAACGACTGAGGAACCCATGAGCATCGCATCGGAAGTATTTGGCGAGTGGAAGCCTGAGCTGGTCGAGGTCACGCCCGCTGGCTGCGACAAGCCAGTGAAGCTCCGCTATCCCACCTATGGCGAATGGCACAAGCTCGCCGTGGCCCATCAGCAGCTCGCCGGCAAGGCCCCGGACGCGGCGCTGATCATCGACACAATCGCGGCCTGCATCGCCGACGACGCCGGGAAGCGGAAGCTCTCGGCCGACAAGGCCCGCGGCCTGCTCGACGCCAGCCCCCGGGCTGTCATGTGGCTCTACAAGCAATGTTGGGAGACCGTGCTGAAAAGCGACGACGAGACCGTAGCGGAGATGGAAAAAAACTCCGCAGCCGGGCAGGAATGATCGAACGGTTCCTGTACCGGCTGGCCGCACATCACCGAATTTGGGACGTGGATAACTGGAAGTATGAAATAAGCCTCCGCCAGGTCTTGCGATGGATCGCGGCCTACAAGGTCGAGCCCTTCGGCGAGGACTGGCTGAGAACGGCACGGTCGACCGTGACGATCCTCCGGGGGCTGGGCTGCAAGGTGGACGAAGACTTCGAGCAAAAGTTCCTGCCTGGCTATGACCCAAATCGTGAGATGACGCCAGACGAGATCGAATCCGAGTTGAAGAAGCTCACAGTGTTCAAGGGACGCAAGTAATGGCCGCCATCGGCAAGGTATCGGCTGTCTTTACGGCCTCCACGAGTGGGCTCACTACCGGCGTCAACCGGGCGGCTTCGTCGTTTAAGCAGCTCGAGACATCGACCAGGTCGCTCCAGTCCGGGATGAGCACGCTGGTCGCGATCAACGCGACCCAGTTCTTCGCCGGAATCGCGAGCACGGCCGCCGGCTATGTGTCGAGCCTCGTCCGCATGGGGGCCGCCCAGGCGGAGGTAGTCGACTCCACGAGCAAGCTCGCCGCCCGGCTCGGCATGACCTATGCGGAGCTGGCTGGCCTGTCTCTGGCCGGCAACCTGGCCGGCGTGTCACTCGACCAGATCGGCGCGGCCGCCACGAAGGCGGACGTGGCCTTCGTGCGGGCCGGCCAGGGATCAAAGAAGGCGATCCAGGCCTTCGCCAGCTTGGGGCTCACTGTTGAGCAGTTGAACGGCCTGAGCGCCGCAGACCGGTTCGACGCGATCGCGTCCGCTATCGCGGCCCTGCCGACTGAGGCCGAGCGGGCCGCGGCTGCTGTCCAGATCTTTGGCCGCGCCGGGGCCGAGCTGATGCCGCTATTCGCGGGCGGGGCCGGTGCGATCGCTGAGGCCCGGGCGGAGGCGGAGCGGTTCGGACTGGCCCTGACGAACGCCCAGGGCCAGGACATCGAGGCCATGAACGACGCTTTCACGCGTGCCCAGCAGGCCGTGGCCGGCGTCGTCCAGCAAGTCGTGGCCTACCTGGCCCCGGCCGTCCAGGCCGTGACCACGGCCTTCTCCGACCTGATCGGCTCGATCGGCGGAGCGAATATCGGCCAGGCGATCGGCGACGGCATCCTCCAGGGGGCGCGGTTCCTGGCCCAGATCGGTGACTTCATCATCCAGAACTTCGGGAGCGTGTTCTCGTACCTCTCCCAGGTCGGGCAGCAGTGGGGTGGCGTGGTCGACTTCTTCAACCGGACGGCCCTGTTCCTCTCCGGCATCGCCGACGGCCTCCAGGCGGCATTTGGGATCATCATCCAGGGTATCTCCGGTCCGGTTCAGTCGCTGATGGAGGCGGCCCAGTACATCGGCGAGGCTCTCGGCTTCGACACCTCGAGCCTGGACGCCGCGGTCGCCGGCATGCAGGCATTTAACTCTGAGATCTCAAGCGGCATCACCGAGAACCTCAACTCGGCCGCGGCCAACTTTAGCGCCGCCTTCGCGGCCGACGCCCCGCAAGTCGGCCAAGCCATCACCGGCCCGCTCACGACCGCCCTCGACGCCGCAGTCGGGAAGGCCAAGGCGTCCGCCGCGGAGGTAGACAAGGCAGCGACGACGCCGGTCGAGGTCAAGCAAACCGTCGAGATTGCGTCAATCAACCAAGCCTTGAAGGGAATCGACTCCCGCTCGACCGAAGGCGTGGCCGAGATGTTCCGCCTGATGCGTGGCACCGGGGCCGACATTCAGCAGCAGCAGCTAACCGCGCTCGAGCAGATCGCAGAGAACACGTCGGCCGGTGAGGAAGTCCTCGTCGCGGAGTTTTAGGAGTAGCACCGATGGCGATTCTCGGCTGGCGGCGCGTGGTGGACGGAACCGGCTTCTCTGGCCGTGTCGGCGAGCCGCTGCGCTATGACGAGGCCTGGCTAATTCGCGTCGACTCGCCGCTGACATCGAAGCAAGCGATCACCCGGGCCGTGCCCTGCGGCTGGTACGCGGCCCACTGGGAGAACCCGGCCTGTCGTGCGATGGAGTTCAAGCTCTCGCCGAAGAACCAGGACGGCCTCCTGTGGCGGCTCGACGTGGCGTTCTACCCGCCGCCGCCGCGGCAGAAAATCGATGAATCGACCGGCATCCCCGAAGACTTCTGGGAGCGATCGGGCGGAACGTCGACCGTGCCGGCCTTCGAGGACTACTACGGCGCTATGATCGTCAACGCCGCCGGCGACCCGATCGAAGGCCTCCAGAAGGAACGCGAGGAGAAGGGCTGGACGCTCACGAAGTACTACACCGACGACTCGTGGAAGGACGACGCAGAGCTGTACGCTGGCAGCGTGAACAGCGACTCGTGGGACGGCGGCGATCCCGATACGTGGAAGTGTGGCCTCCGGTCGGCGAAGCGGCGCGAAATCCAGAACGTGGCCCGCGGCCGCACGGCCAGCGACACAGCCGAAAGCGACGAGGAGACAACTGGCGGCGACGAGGACGACCTGGTCGTGGTCGAGACCGTCTGGGAGTTCCGCTACGAGCCTGGTACGTGGAAGTGCATGCCGTGGGACGTTGGCTTCCACGAGCTGGTGAGCGGCGAGCGGAAGGCGATCGTCGGGGCCGACGGGAAGGCCGTGAAGCAACCGGTCGCGCTCAACGCGAACGGCACACAGAAGGGGGCCGGAGCGGCTCCTTCTGTGATAAATGACGGCGACGGCGTGGACCTGTACCCGAAGACCACATTCTCCGCGAAGTTCGGAACGCCCTTTATCATCCCGGCGGTCTGACGCATGGCAGGCGAGCGGAAAGTCGCGTTCACCGAGGACGCCGCCCGCCGGGTGGCGGCCGCTACGCTCGCCTACGAGCGCGGCAGTCGGGACATGCCGCCGATCAAGTTCCGGCAGGCCGGCGGCGACGACGGCGGCGGCGAGCCGCCGCGGCTGGGCACGATCGCCGCGACCTGGACGAAGAACACGACCGCGACCGTGACGCAGATCAACGCCGACGGAACGGCCCTCTCGCCGACGGTCACGTTTACGGCCACGAACTACTTCGCCACCGTGACGGTGACGAGCGGCACGCGGAAGGTGCTGTGCGTGTTCGTGGGCGACCGCTGGCTCCTCACGGCTGCGGAGTGCTGACATGCTCGAGTTGCTCGCCGCGATTCAATCTGTCGAGCCGCCGTCGCTGGTGTTGTGGGGTCTGGCTCTGTTTGCGGCTGGCATGTACCCGGTCGGATTCATGCTGGGCGGAAGTTGCTCGGCATGCTGCGGCCAGATTCCGCCATGCGACGCATGCACAGAGGGCAGCCTGCCCGACACGCTCACGGTGACGTTCAACGGCTTCACCGACCAGACGCCTGGGCCAGACCTCATCTCTCTCGGCTTCTCCTCCTGCTTCGGCGGCGGGGCGTCTGCCCGCGTGACCGCTCCAGGCGGCGACCCTGACACCAACAAGGGGCCAATCTCTGCCGTCTCGCTGACCAGCGGCGGCAGCGGATACGCGAAGCTCGGTCGAGTTGCGCCGACGCTTACGATCTCCGGCGGCACGGGCACAGGGGCGACGTTCACGCCGACGCTGACCAGCACAAACGACGCCTGCGGCATCCCGTCTTGGTCGCTGACTTCCGTTGCCTTCAAGGGAGGCACTGGCTACGTCGATGGCGAGTCGCTGACGATCACGGCGGCCGATGGCGACACGGAGGCCCAGGCGGCCGTGGCGGTTGTTCGCACGGCAAGGACGCAGCCGACGCTAACGGCCAGCGTCGACGGCGGCAGCGGTGCCGTGCTGGCTGTTTCAACGTCCGCCAACTACGGCACGCCGGAGACGTGGGGCGTAAGTGGCGTTTCGGTCACAAGTGGCGGCACCGGCTACATGGACGGGGCCGCGGTGACATTCTCCGGAGGTGCAGACCTGGTAGCTGTCGAATCTGCTCAGGCCGTCGTGAGGACCGGACGTGAGGAGCCGATCGTCGGCGTCGGAATTACGGGCACGGGCTCCGGGGCTGACTTCTCGACCACGATCACGGAGACGCTCGATTACTCGACATCCCCGGCGCGGCCAGCCTGGACTGTGTCGGGCGTGACGATCACCGACGGCGGCTCTGGCTACTCCGTGTACGACATGCTGACGGCATCCACGAACGGGCAGCAATCGCAGTATTCCTGGTTCTACGTGTACGTTTCCGAGGTGGACGAAGATGGTGCCATCACGGCCGTCGAGATTTACGGCGGCGGCCTGTTCTACAAGAGCACCGGAGTGATTGACTCCGTCGAGATTTCATACGGCGGCTCCTACTACGGCGGCGTGATCACCGCCGTCGATGTCACAGCGCCCGGGCAGTATTACAGCGAGGACGCGGAGGCCACGCCCTACGTGGCCGAGGTGACGGTGGCCGTGGCGTCACAGTCGCCACCAAGCGACGGCACAGGGGCGACGTTCACGGCGACGGTCGAGGATGACCCGGAAAGCCCCGACTTCGGGAAGGTCACGGCGCTGACGATAGACGACGGCGGCGATTACTACCTCGCGTGGCAGTGGCGGAATACGAAGTGCTGCGGCGATTACTACAACGGGCTTTCGGTTGTGTTGCAGCGCAGCGGATGCCTGTATTCGCACAACATGTGCGGTGTCGGAAATATTAGGGGCGGCGTTGGGCGCATTACTCTCGAATACTTCGGCCCTTCAGTTGCGCCAGTGATTCGGCTTCTCTCCGAGGCCTTCGTTACAGAGGTGAGCGTTGCCTGCAACGCAGTACTCGAAGCCGGCAGCAACGTCGCCGACTGTGGCGACTGGTCTGGCGTGTCGTTTTCAGGCAGCGGAGGAATTACCGCAACCGTAGAAACTGGCGGCGAGTACGACCAGACCTTTCGCAACCCAGGCGGCCGGTCATGTTTTATTTGCTGCAAGGGCAGCGGCCCAGTTCCAGACGAAATTGAAGCGGACATAACAGACAACGCCGGAGGTTCGCTCAGTGGCGTTTACGTGTTCCCGTATAACCCTTTTATCGTCGGCGGAGTCGGATCGTTTGGAATTGCGATCGCGTGGGGCGTCCCAAATTATGTGCCGGGCTTTCCGTTGGTTTTTGTTGCAAAGCTTGGACTCTGCGGCCACGACATTCAGACGAACCAAGGGTTTTCGGGCGAGTGCGACCAGTGCCACAAAAAGTGCATGGTCGAGATAGCTCTCAACACGCTAAACAGCGGCCTCGGCGATGACTACTTCACGAACGACACATTTCCGTCGAGCGACTGCGGTGGCTGCGAGCCCACTCCAATCTGCGGACCATACGGTACATACACGTTAACAAGCCCTAACGGTCCAGGCTCATTTACGGTATCGATGTCGTGACGCTCTGCGACTTCAACAACCCGGCGCAGACGTGCCCAGCATGCGGCTACCGCGCTCGCCGTCTCCCGACCTACCGTGAGTGCCGGCCCGTGCCCGAGAAGGTCTGGCGACCCATCCCCATCGGCGACCTCGTGGAGCGTGGCCTGACCGCCATCGGCATCACGAAAGAGCGTGTCGAGAAGCTGACCCGCACCGAAGGCAAGCCGGGAGGCTGCGGCTGCGAGGGGCGGAAGAAGTGGCTGAACGAAGTCGGCAACAAGGTACAGACCGACGCCCGAAACGCCTTGATCGCCGCGAAGAAGTTCTATGTGGGCGATTGACTCAGGCGGCCCGACCGCCACACTGCCCAGACCCCACCCAGGAGGCACGGATGCCAACCGGAGGAGATCCCCTCACCGCCGCAGCCCGGCGGATCGTCCGCGAGAACCCGGACCACCCGGCCCGCGGCCTCGCGAGGATGCTCGCCCAGGAGTCCCGCGGCGCGCTGACGATCGACCAGGCCAGGAAGCGGATCCAGCGGCAGCTCGGCACGAACGGCGAGAAAAGCCGGAAGGCCATGAAGAACATCGGCCGCCAGCCCCGGATGGCCGGTGTCGAGTATCGGCTCGTGCCCACCTCCGCGGAGCCCTGGCGGCCGCACGTCCTCGAGGTCGTCGGCCGGGTCGGCATCCTCTCGGACGTGCATGTTCCGTATCACGACGAGGTCGCTGTCCTCGCCGCCGTCCATCACCTGGCCGAGCTGGGCCTCGACGCCCTGCTCCTGAACGGCGACATCGGCGACTTCTACGCGCTCTCGCGGTGGATCAAGGATCCGCGGCAACGCGACTTCTCTGGCGAGCTGGAAGCCCAGCGGCAATTCATCGGCTGGATTCGCGAGACGTTCCCCGACATCCCGATCGTCTACAAGGCCGGCAACCACGAGGAACGCTGGCAGCACTACATCTGGCAGCACGCCCCCGAGCTGTCGAAGGACAAACTGAGCAGCCTCCAGTCCTGGCTCTACCTCGACAAGCACGACATCACGCTCGTCGAGGAGGGCCGGCCGGTGATGCTGGGCGAGCTGCCGGTCCTGCATGGGCACGAGCTACAGCGGGGCGTGGCGGCCCCGGTCAACCCGGCCCGCGGGGCGTTCATGCGGACCCATCACACGACGCTCGTCGGCCACTCGCACCGGTCGAGCACGCATGCCGAAAGCGACATGTGGCACGCGGAGACGACGACCTGGTCGACGGGTTGCCTGTGCGATCTCACGCCGGCATACGCCCGAATCAACTCGTGGAACCACGGGTTCGCGGTCGTGACCGTTCACGAGGGCGGCGAGTTCGACGTTCAGAATATGCGGATCGCAAACGGCAAGGTGAGGGCCTCGTGATGCACTGGCTGACCGATGACGAGCTGCGGGATGCGGAGCAGCGGGCGCGGCGATTCAGCGGGGCTTACCACGGCACGAGCGGCACGCTCGCCGGGCTGCTGCTCCACACGATCCACATGGTCAGACACTACCAGGAGGCAGACGAAGTGAAGGAGCAGGAAGGGGCGAACGTGCGGTTCGCCACCGGGGCCGTGCGGTCAAGCGACGCGGAGGCCACGCGATACGATCTCATATCGCCGATCGGCCTCGAGGCCGTGGCCCGCACGTGCGCGGAGGGGGCGGCGAAGTACTCCGACTTCAACTGGGAGAAGGGGATGCCGGTCGGCGATCTGCTGAACCACGCCCTGCGGCACGTCTATAAGTATCTGGCCGGCGATCGCTCGGAGGACCATCTGCCCCATGCGGCCTGGGGGCTGCTCGCGGCGATCCACTCCGAGCAGCTCTGGCCGGAGCTGAACGAGGGCACGCTCCGCGGACCCGGGTGCCGGGCTCCGGATGCCGGTTGCGACGGTCGCACGGATCGCGACGCATAGGATTCGACCGTCGGCAAAATCCGGGGACGCTACGCCGTTTTGGCCGGCGGATCCTCGTCGGGCTTGAAGATCCGCGGCATCGCCTGCCAGGCCTTCGGCCGGCGGGCGTCGACCACGCGAGGGTCGAGGTAGCTCCGGCGAGTGATCCGGTCGGACGAGTGGCCGAGGAACGCGGTCGCGTCGAGGCCGGCCGCCGCCAGGTGCGACGCGGTCGACCGCCGCAGGGCATGAAATTGGACCTCGCGGCCGTCCCCGAGGCCGGCCCGCCTCGTGATCGTCTTCCATCGCTTCCGCAGGGCTGTCCCGGAGGACATCCACCAGAAGACCGTAGGCCCCGTGTGGGCCGTCACGCGGTCCACCAGGTCCGATGCCTCCGGGGACAGCTCGTAGACCCGCTCCTGGCGGCGGCCCTTCCTGACGCCCGCGGGGACCGTCAGCGTGGGCCGGTTCCAACAATGCCGCGGCGTCGAGAGGATCGCGTTGATCCGCTCGCCGGTCTCCAGGCCGACGGCGACGAGGGCCGGGAAGAACACGCTCGCCGGCACTGGGCCGACCCAGCCGCTCGCCTGCCGGGCTGAGGCGGCGAGCCGCGCCAGCTCGTCGGTCGTGAACGCCCGCGGCACCCGCTCCGGAATCAGCTCCGGCGCGACGGCCGGCCGCAGCTTCACGAGCCCGCGGGCCTGGGCGAAGTTCCACAGGGCCAGGATGCCGCTCCGCTCGCGGGCGACGGAGTTCGGGGACAGCTTCTGGCCGCGGGCCGTGAGCCACTGCGAGACGACCAGGTCGTCGAGATCCTCGAGCAGGGCCGGCCGGCCGAGCCACCGGCTGAACTGGGTGACGGCATGCTTCAGGAGTCGGACACTTTCCTGGGATCGGCCCCGGAGCCGGAGCGGCACGTAGATAGTTTCGAGAAAAGCGTTGAGCGTCATGGCGTGATCCTCCAGATAGGGGATAGGTCACGCTTCCATGCGGCGTCGCCCCTCCGTGGCCGGGTTCCGGTTTTTCCGCCGGTTCCGGTTGGCCGCCGCACGGTTGGTCGCGGGAGTTGCGTCCCGTCCCCGCCACTGCCAAAGGTTTCAATCCCGACGGGATCGAAACCGGCGGCCAAAGAAGGCTACGCAGCCCGCATGCCGCAAGGCAAGCGGGCTGCGGGCTTGAATGGAGTCGCGTCGCCCCTAGCATCGGAGGCTATGGACATGGTGATCGAGCCGAAGACGGGCCGGAAGCTGGTCTCGCCCCGCGAGGCCGCGAAGGTGTTCGGGTGCGACGACAGCTACTTCCGGAAGCTCGCCCTGTCTGGCGAGCTACACCGCGTGGTGGAATCCCCTCGCCGGGTCTTCTACTATCTCGACGAAGTTGAGCGCCTGAGCAAGGAGAAGGCCCGGGCCAGAACCAAGCGCGGCGGGCGGCCCCGGAAGGGATCCACGGCGGCCTGACCAGAATCCGCCGCATGATCTCCCAGGCCACCGGACGCTAGCAGCGCCGGCGGCCCGCGAGCCCCGCGTTTCTCGCGGGAAAAGCCCCTGCCGAAAAAATTCTGATCCTGGGCTTGATCAATTCACGATCTATTGACTACCTTCCGCGTCACGTCATGGATGACTTCGACGCTTGAAGTGATTCAGTGCATGGAGGCACGCATGAACGTCACGGTCTGGATCGAGTTGGCAATCGTTTTTCTACGTGTTCTTTCCGCCGGCCTCGCCGGCTAATTTCACGCTCACCTATTCACGATCAGGAGACTTGGCATGGACGCCACGAATCGGATGCCTGGTGACGCGGAGGCCGCCGCGGCCGCCGCCGGGATGCAAGAGACCTACGGCCGCCGCGGCCTGCTGCCCAGCGTCGGCGATTCGATCTGGTTCCAGCACTGCGTCGGGGCGTTCCCCCGTCCTGGCCGGATCGAGCAGTTCACCGACTTCGGCTCGCTCGTCGTTCGCGACGACGCCGGAGACGCCTACGTGATCGAGGCCTCGCAGCTCGCGGAGTTCTAAGCCATGGCGAAGCCACGGTCCGCACATCACCGCGAGAAGGAACGCGACGCGTGGGTCCGCCGTCGGGCCGACGCGCTGCGGCGACTGGCCGGCCCGGGCCGCGTGCTCGAGCGGCTCATCGCCGACATGACGCCGGTCGGGATCAACACCTTCCATATCCGCGCCGGGGCCGTGCTGATGCTCCGGGCGAAGACCGCCCTCGACGAGTGGCGGCCACTGGCCGAGGACGAAACCGGGGAGACATGGCGATGAGCATGGGAGTCGTCGATGGGGTGATCCTGGCCCTGCTGTCCGCCGCCGTGACGCTGTTCGTCGTCGCGGTCGCGGCCGTCGGCCTGGTCGCCATGAAGATTCATGAGGAGCGGCGGGGCACGGATTGCCCTGCCGCAGGATGCCGCCGGAGGCGGCCTGGCAATGGATGCACCATCGAGCTGCGGGGGGCGGAGACCGCCCGCGGCGAAACTAACTGGAGGGAATGAGCA